TCTGTTTTACCTGATTCTTCTATGTCAAGCGATTCGCCCAAATCACGCTCCTTTGCAAACTGCTCTACTACATCTGTCCAATCGCCATTGTCCAACATCTCCACAGCCTGCTCCAATGTAATCAGAGGCATGTTCTTGCTGTTTTCAGGCAGCATCTCACGGATAGCCTTAACTTCCTTGAATGGGTCGATATGAGGCACAGCATCACCTGCCCACCTTGCGCACCTGTACGCTGACAATAACATCTGATTGTTTTGCGCCAATGCAGTAAGGTAGCCATCTACCTTAATCTGACCTGACAACGCCCATGTGTCTAAGCAGAAGTTATACACCAACTGATAGAACTGCTTTGCAAACTTAGTGCGCTTTACTTTCAAGGTATGCTCAAAGTCCTTTATTGCTGCCCTCGATGCAGAGTAGTTGCTGTTGTACTTACTCATGATAACCTCTGGTGGATAACCCGCCACAGCGCACACTATATCGAAGTTAGTCGTGTAGAAATCGGTAAACCCGTTTTCCTGCTTGCTTTCGTGCATCACCAACTTAGCACCGTTCGGCATGTTATACGCCTGATTCTCACTTGTCGCAGTTACCTTGTTCGCTAAGTTTTCACCATAGCTATCTGTTGGAAGGTCTGTTTGTGGCCCGAAACCTGCTGCCTGCGCCATCTGCGACACCATCGGGTTCTCGCCCGTACTGTATGCCGCATGTTCGATACTGAACGCAACCTTTGCCCTGCTTTCCGCACCCGCCACCATCGCTTCTTTGTACCTCGCCATCTTCGCTGCCGTTTCCATAACAGCCGTAATCAACGGTATGCCCCGAACGCCATCTATACGGTATTTAAGCCCGTAAATCAACTTAGCTGTTTCAGTATATGGGTACACGGTCAAACGGGCAGGAATACGCTCGTAATCGCCAATAACATCGCCTGCTATACCCTTGAATACCCAATACGCTACGTGATTGCCCTTTGCGTCCATCTCAACGCCATGCCGCACCCTGTTTTTCGTATCGGGGTTGAACACATCCATTTGCGTTGACATCCCCCACATCTGCGGGGTCTTGAGGTGTGTTCCGTCAATGAGTTGCACTTTAGGCATACCGTTCTCCAACCGCATCACCACAAGTACATCGCCCGCTACATCGCTGTTCACCCATGCCTCATGCGCTATCTCGCCCAATGTGCGCTGACCCGAATAGTCGCAGAACGTATTGTTTGAATATACATAGAACAAGCTCTCTACCGTGTCGTTAAATTCTTCGGGGATAATCGTCTGACCGTACATATTCAGTACGTCCGATTCAGGACTTGCCTGCAACTTCAAACCTGCACCGATACCCCACATTGCCGAACGGGTAAACAATGCCTGACACACGTCCGATTCAAGGTACAACTGCCAACCACGCATACGCAACGCCACATGGTCTATCACGTACTTACGTATCGGCCCGATGCCTCCGAGGTCTTTCTCCCCGTCAAAGTTCATTTGGAACACACGGTTATAACCTGCATACCCGGGCGCAATGTTGAACGAGTTGTTAGCCTGCGGTTGCGGTTTATCCTCAACTGCTTCGGGCTTCTTCTTAGTTATTTCAAATCCAAATAGTTTCATTATACGTTATTTATTCTCCAGTTAGGCATGTTCTTGCTATCCATCAGGCGGCTCATTCTGCCGTTCTTCGCATTGATATAATACTGCTTAGTGCGGATAAGTGCCATGTGCGATGCTGATAATGCCTGTAAGTCCTTGTATCGAACGGATATTTTGGTCTGACCATCGTCAAGGCGGTATTCCTCCATATTGGCGGTTGTGGCTGCTTTTGCCATTGCACCAAGTAATGTAAGGATAATAGCGTCAATAGCCGCTATCGCATTGGCTATTGTGGTCGGATTCTCCGTTTGCTCTATATCTGATTTATTGAACCAAACTAACATATTAATTCACTTTTATTTTAGTAGTCTTAGCAGTCGTAAAGTTAGGCGCAGTCGGGGCTGTATATGCTCCACCTGCGCTTGCCACGCCTGCCGTTATCGCTGCGTTCTGTGCTGTCAGGTACGCTTGTAATACGCTGTTAAACTCCGTCCACTTAATCAGGTTGTTCGTGTACGCACTCGGCACATCACTATCCCCAATCAACACAGTCCCATCGGACTTCAACCACACATTAAACTTAAAATCACCTGTACTATCAGTAGCAAATATACGACTTTCACCCGTTGCTGCCTTCTGATGCGTATTCACATATCCAACCGTTACCGTAACCCCGTTCACAGTCGTATCGCAATACAGCGAATTAATGCCGTCTATCGGTGATGCGTCATATCCATACGGGGCTATTTCGGTAGGATTGCGGGTATAGCTTTTGCCAAACACCAACGTCTTTACCCGCCTGATGCCCGACGCTATCGCACTACCTGCTGTCCTTGCCAATGCTATCATACGTATGGTGTTATAACTGCATGTGCGCCACCCTCCCCGAATGGCACGGTTAAATTATTCCCTGTAAATACGTTCACCACATCGCCCTGCGTAAAACATTCAGGTAGTACACAATGCAATGTAGCTGTTTCTGCCACATTATCGCCTTTCAAGTCCACTTGCTCCACAAACCACCTGCTTGTCTGATACAAGAACAACGATGGGTTCTGTACCGTTACTATGCTATTCGGGCGCACTATCTTGCCGTTCAACTCCCATCCCTCTATCTCTATCGTGAGCCTGATATTGCGCAATTCCGTTGATAAGCATTGCCTGCTCGTTAGCGGTGTAGTATTCGCATCGCCTGTTTTCTGCAAGTACACAGCGGGGCGATACCCCGCATCGAACGGTACTGTCTTGACGTAATATGCCGATGATAACACGTATGGGTTCACTAATGCTCCGTTGCCTCTGCTTTGGTCAACCAAACCTGATGACTGCGACTGACTTGCATTCGTTGTGTCCTGATTTGACTGACCAACCGCCCAAATGTAGTTATGTAATGGCTGACCGTTAAAGGTCAATTCCATTGACGTTACAGGGGTTGACCCGTTGAAGAAGTATATCGGTTCTTGCGCTGTATTCGCCCTCGTGATTAGTAAATCGCCCTGTGCATTGTGCGACAATACCAAGTTGCTGCCCTTAGTGAGCGTACTGATAAACTCCTTGATTGTTTGGTCAGGTTCAACTATCGGTGCGGTGGGGTAGGTGCTGTTAGCGTCACCTGCCACGTTGCTCACCTCTAATTGAAGATTAAACGGCTTCAACACAGTCCGCACAATATCAGCAATGCTCATCTTGTCGAACTGCGTGTTCATGTTCGGCTCCATCGTGCAATCCTCTATCACGCCCGACCTTGTATAGCCCGAAAACGACATCAACTGCTCCGTTGCAGAACTCTTGAACGACTGATTAATTGAAGTACCTACAATCAGCGTTTCTCCGTTGTGTTCTATCTCGGTCTTTAGATAACGCCCCGGCACGAACGTAGCCCTGTCGTCAGGATTCGCAGGGTTGAAATAGATTGATAGCGAGTAAGGCGATGCCACCGCATCATATCTCAATGATACGTTTATGGAAGCCCATTTGCTGATTACTCTATTTCCTATCCTTACCTGCACTTACCTTGATGAATCGTTTGAAGTAATGAATGTTCCCAACTGACAGGTAATGCTCCCATCCGACCATACCATCTTCGTTCAGCATCGCTACTGTCAACGGCAACGCTACTACTGTTTTATACTCCCACATAATATATTAAATCTCGTCCTTTTTTAATTTGCAATATTTCATTCAGGCATATATTGTTCTCGTCAAGCACCCTCTGAATTGTACTGTCATCAGGCAACATGCCGTAGAACTTATATGCCATCAGTATAACGTTCGTGTCCTTCTCGGTTCTGTATGTCCTTTGCTGTGCGGCATTTTCAGCCAATAACAGCAGATTCGCTACGGTGTACTTAACCAATATCTCCGTTTCAAAGATACCCGAAAAATTTGGAACATAACTATCTAATGTATCGCCTGTCGGGGTCTGTAACGTATCAAGGTTCGTAACAAATGTGTTGTACGAATCCACAATGTATTCAACAACCTGTATCACTTCTGCCCTGTTCCTGTAATCCGTATCGGTTACGTTTGTTACAGTAGCGGTACACATAGACGTTATGACCGTACCCACATTGTTCTCATACAGTCGCTTCCTACTCGGTGTAGTGAGGTTTGTCAATGTAGCGTACATCGTTGTTACCTGACCCGCTAAGAATGCCACACGATTGCGCACGTTGTTGGTGAACAATGCAGGTAAATTGATAAGGTACTGTATTGACCGTATCGCTGCGAATGTACCGTTAGCCGCATTGCTTATCTCGCCCCATGCTTTATTGTATGCGTTTACTGCCGCCTGCGCATCGGCTGTGATAGTGGCGAACGCTGTTGCCCCTGCTTTGAGGAAATTAGCGTTGTCCTGCATCCCCGATATATCGTCTGCCGTTGCTTCGGGTATTGCCACCTCATACACGGTTGCCGTTGTGATGTCGGTAGAAAGCTGTTTTGCCTTGATTACTTCAACAGGGTCAACATTGATATTAGGGCGATTCGCTGCGCCTAATGTTTCCATGACCTGACAGATAATCTTAGTCGCATTGTAGTCCCTGTCGTCAAGCGACATACTGATAGGCTGTACAAACAACGCACCATACATCGGGTGGGTTATCTGCCACGCATACGGATATTCCGCATCAGCCATAAACTGTGTTGCAACGGTGAGGTTATCTGCTCCCTGAAAATATATCTCCAACGAGTACTTACGACCCATAGGTGTCCCCCTGCGAACTAATGTGCCTCGCTGATTCTTAAAGTTAAACTCGGCTATGTTGAAGTCAACCGACCTGTTTGCATTGAGCCAGTATGGTTTATATTCGACACGTTTCGCAGTCTTGAGGTTTTTCCCCACAGTAAGTGCGATAACGAAATCCTTTTGTATTTGCTGCAACCAACTCATTTCAACTTTGCTATTTGCTTTTTAGCCTCGTCTATGTAAAACTGCTCAATACTACTCGCAGACTGCAATGACGCTTTGCGCATAAAGTTAGTTTTTTTCACCGAAACTTTGCGCTTTGCCTTAACTTTATATATTGCAGTACTGTTTACTTTCATGTCCTTGCCGACACGTTTAATGCTGTTGATGACAAGTAACCTGCGCTCACCGTTCTTTTTGTCCGTTCCGAGTACAAAACCGCCCTTCCCTGCGTAGATAGCCGTGAGAATAAACGCCCTTTTGCCGCCTTTCTTGTTCTTCTTAGCGTCTTTAATCTGATTGCGTATTTCGGCTAACCTATACCGATTACTCACCCTCCTATTGTATTGCTTACCTGCCCTTGCTGCCGCCAACGGTATGAACGCCCTATGGTCAATCATACCTGCGTTCTCCTGTTGTTCCAAGTCCTCTGTTGCGCCACCTGATTCTTTCTTTTCAGCCCCCTTCATAAACCCAACTGTAGCCTCCATAGATGGCATATAAAACCCCTCGGCAGGCTTAACCTTAGACGTAGCTCGAAAGAATGTAGGTGCGCGTTCTATAAAGGTCTTTTTAGCCTGTTTCGGCATGGTGTTGGTCTTGACATCGAATGCCGCCTTATTAAGCGCAGAACGCACAGCAACGGGCAAAGCCGAACGATGTATCTTGTTCAGCCGTACCGTATGCGCTATAACCGCATCTGCCGCTATGTTAAGGGTGGGCATTAGTCGATTTCAAATGTTATGTTGATGTCGAAATCAAGTGAGCCGGGCGGGAATGGTGAACCGCCACCGTCATAGGTCAATGTCATAAGTGTCGGGTTTGCCCCAAGTGTAACCTCTCCATTTACAGCATTATTAACCACAATAGGATATATGCCGCCGCCATTGCTTGCTGCTGTCAAGACGCCTAAAGCAACCAAGTTCATCTCTATACTACCTACTGTGCCCGATATAGCTGCGCCCCTAACTTGTGATGTGTAGCGGATTGTCTTACCTAATTGCTGTACTCTTTCATATATCCTATCGCCCGATGCAACCGTAATACTACCACCGCCTACTGCCGTGTAACCCGTAGCCGTACCCCCACTCGCAGGTATAATATCCCACGCATTCCTACCCATCTGCCATCCTGCGCTATTGTTATCGGGGTTGCCGTTCGGAGTTACTCCCGCCTCACCCATAAGTTTCTGCGTGAACTGTATCGTGTCGCCTATCATGGTTTCATCGGCTACTGTTCCGTTCGGGGCATCTTTAACTCTGCCGTATGGGTACGTGCCATCAGGGGCTACCACCGTACCGTTAAAGTCTGCTATTTCTCTTGCCATATTATATGTAATTTACGAATAAAATTGCTACTGTTTGCGCAGGTTTATACTGCAATATCATCTGCCTGAATGTTGCGCCTGCAATGTAAAACGTACTGCGCCAATTATCCCCGATTACGAAATACTCGTCTGTGCTTTCCTCTAAGTGATTCACGCATATCGAAACACCTGAATCAGCCCACGTTTCCGCTAACTCAACCTCGCCCAACTGAAACATATTCAGCATCGCAACGCCAGATGTAATACCCAATATCTCATACGGGGTCTTAGTAACGTAACTAACAGGACTACCCGTTGCAAACTTATTCTCGTACACGTACACATCATACCCTGCGTTGCGCAACTGCGTTTCCAAGAACGATGCCGCCTGTCGTGGATTCGCTTCTATGCCCGGGTACGCCATCTTCTGCAAGATAGCCAACTTCCTATCTGCAAGCGGTATCGAAGTGTTTGTAATCAGCCCCAACCTGCGCTCCCATTGCGTACAGTCGTTCGCATCGAATCCGTCATTATCGGGCAGTATATCATTCAGTATAGAAACCGACCCGTTATACGCATCCGCATACGATTCGTTCAATGCCTGTGTCAATCGCTCAAATATACCCTCGGCAGGCATCTGAAACGCTCTGCCATCTGGGTACAACTGCTTCGTTAACTGTAATAATGTGTCGTTTATCCAAGCCATTATATGTAAGTTACTGTCGTAAGGTATGGTATCTCTCCGTTATCAAAGTTATACGATGTGTATGGACTACCGCCAACTGTCATGGTTATACTGCTGATAACTACACCGCCAACCGTTGCCACCACTACCGAACCGATGCCAAAGGTACTTAATGTATCATTCCTGTCGGCAACGGCATCTATACCCGCAATAAATGGACGTATGTCGTATATCGCATCGGTCAACGCCTGTGTAGTCAATGCCTCCTG